TGGTGGAACCGGAGGTGGAGGAAATGGTGGCGCAGGAGCAGCAGGAAGTAATGGAACTACAAACACTGGCGGTGGCGGTGGTGGAGCTGGTAATACTGGGAGTAATCCTGGAACAGCTAGAAGTGGTGGATCAGGTGGTTCAGGAATAGTTATTGTAAAAGAATTAAATAAAGCAAGTGGTGTGTGGTCAATGCAAAGTCAATTTCAATCTAAGAAAGATGGAACATGGCCTGCATTTGGTTTTGATGTAGATTATTTAGTAGTTGGTGGTGGCGGTGGTGGTGGACAAGAAGTTGCTGGAGGTGGTGGAGCTGGAGGATATAGAGCTTCTGGTTACGGACCTTCTCCATTACAGGCAACAACATATTTTGTAAGACCAGGACCATATTCCATTACCATTGGTGCTGGAGGTTCAGCAGGTGGTCCAGGTGGAGTTGGTAATGGAAATAATACAACATTAGATTTCAGTCCATCAGATGTAGACAGTATTGTAGCAGCGGGTGGAGGTGCAGGTGGTGCAGGAAGTCCTATAACATGTGCTGTATCTGGAGGTTCTGGTGGTGGAGGAAGAGGTGGTGGTGGACCTAGACAAGGTGCAGCAGGAAATACACCACCAACAACCCCACCTCAAGGTAATGATGGTGGAAACGGTGGAACTGGACCAAGTTCTTCTTATGCAGGTGGTGGTGGAGGTGGAGCTGGTGGTGCGGGAGCTGCTATGTGTACTTCAACACAAGGTGTTGGAGGAAATGGTGGATCAGCTGTTCCTAACAATATTTGTGGTAGTGCAACTAATTATTCTGGTGGTGGCGGTGGTGGAGCTTACGGAGGAGCAGCCCCTGCTCCGCCTATACCAGCCCCATCTGGAGGAAGTGGAGCAGGTAATGGTGGTGCTTGGGATGGTAATTATAGTTCAACACCTGCTAAAAATGCAACAAGTGCTTCTGCTAACCAAGGTGGTGGTGGCGGTGGAGGAGGCTCTTTTGGTGGAGATGGAGGAGCAGGTGGATCAGGTAAAGTAATTGTTAGATTCCCAAGTCAAGCTTCTTTAAGTGTTAGTCCTGGAACTAATGGTACATCAACTCATCCGAGCGGAGATAAGATAGCAACGTTTACTGTATCGGGGACATTGACAGTTTCGTAGTAAATGTTATATTAAGTTCATAAAGATATATGAACCTTACAAACTATTATTGGTATTTTCAATCAGTTATACCTTCTCGTATTTGTGATGATATTGTAAAATATGGTCAACAACTTCAAGATCAAATGGCAGTTACAGGTGGTTATGGTGATAGAAAATTAACTCAAAAACAAATAAAAGATTTAAAAACAAAAAGAGATTCTAATATTGTTTGGATGAATGATAGATGGGTTTATAAAGAAATACAACCTTATGTGAATAAAGCAAATGCAAATGCAGGTTGGAATTTTCAATGGGACTGGTCTGAGTCTTGTCAATTTACAAAATATAAAAAAGGTCAATACTATGATTGGCATTGTGATAGTTGGGATGAACCCTATCAAAGACAACCTAACGATCCATCACATGGTAAAATTAGAAAATTATCAGTAACCGTAACTTTATCAGATCCAAAAGATTATAAAGGTGGTGAATTAGAATTTGATTTTAGAAATTTAGATCCTGATAAAAAAAGAAAACCTATAAAATGTAAAGAAATATTACCTAAAGGATCTTTAGTTGTATTTCCTTCATTTGTATGGCATAGAGTGTGTCCAGTTAAAAGTGGAGAAAGAAAAAGTTTAGTTATTTGGAATTTGGGGTGGCCATTTAAATAAAGGAGAAATGTGAAAAAGAAAAAAACTAAAAAACAAAAACAAGAAATATTATCATTACCAAAACAATTACAATTAGAACAATATTTTGCATCACCTATATGGTGGGCTGATGAGCCTAGTTTTGTTGATAAATTAAATAAAGCATCGGACCCGTATATTACAGCATCAAAGAAAGTTTCAAAACCAACTATTGATGAACGTAATAAAAAATTTGGCGACAAAGGTGATATGGGTCACGTTTTTCATTCAACATCATTAATTGGTGATCCTAGTTTTTTAGAATTACAAAACTACGTAGGCGCAACAGCACACAATTTATTAGATGAGATGGGTTTTGATTTAACAAATTATAAAATATTTATTACAGAAATGTGGGTGCAAGAGTTTTCACAAAAAGGTGGTGGACATCATACATTACATACACATTGGAACGGTCACATGTCTGGTTTTTATTTTTTAAAAGCTAGTGAAAAAACATCAATGCCATTATTTGAAGATCCAAGACCTGGTAACTTAATGAATCTTTTACCTGAAAAAGATAAAACAAAAATAACTTATGCAACATCACAAATTAACTATCAAGTAAAACCAGGTAGAATAATGTTTTTTCCATCATATATGCCACATCAATATATTGTAGATATGGGATATGAACCATTTAGATTTATACATTGGAACTGCCAAGCAATACCAAAAGGAGTGTTAAATGTCGTTTGAAAAAAATAAATATAGTGTTTTAAAAGGAGCTATCTCAAAAGAGTTAGCAAATTTTATTTATAAATATTTTATAAATAAAAGAAACGTTACAAGAGTGTTACTTGATTCAAGATATATATCACCCTTTACAGAGTATTTTGGTGTGTGGAATGATGAACAAGTTCCAAATACTTATTCACATTACGCGGACATCGCAATGGAAACTTTATTACAAGAAGTAAAACCTGTTATGGAAAAACATACAGGATTAAAATTATCAGAGACATATTCTTATGCAAGAATATATAAAAATGGAGATGTGCTTGCTAGACATAAAGATAGGTACTCATGCGAAATATCTACTACACTAAACTTAGGCGGTGACCCATGGCCTATATATCTTGATCCAACAGGAAAAGAAGGTCAAGCAGGAGTTAAAGTAGATTTAAAACCAGGTGATATGTTAATTTATTCTGGTTGTGATTTAGAACATTGGCGAGATGAATTTAAAGGTAAAGATTGTGGTCAAGTATTCTTGCATTATAACAGAGCTAATTCAAAAGCCGCTAAAGAAAACGCGTTAGATAAAAGACCTTTACTAGGCTTACCATCTTGGTTTAAAGGATCTAAGTTGACTAATATTAAAAAATAGTCTATAAAAAAGACTGGTACGGGGGCACCACCACACCACACCCCCGTGCTTTTATTCTGTTAAATAAGTAATAAATTTGATATAAATGGATTTATTATGCTACAAAAGATAGGTTTTCAGCCAGGTATTAACAAACAAATCACACCCACAGGAGCAGAAGGTCAGTGGGTTGATTGTGATAACGTTAGATTTAGATATGGTACACCTGAAAAGATAGGTGGTTGGAAGCAATTAGGAGAAAGTAATTTAACAGGTGCAGGGCGTGGACTTCATCATTACGTAAATAGTTTAGGTAGAAAATACGCTATCATTGGTACAAATAGAATTTTATATGCATATTCAGGTGGAGTGTATTATGACATACATCCTATTAAATCTACAAACACACTTTCAAATGCATTTAGCACGACTAACGGATCACCTACAGTCACTATAACATTTAGTGGAGATCATGGCATCAGTGCTTCTGATATTGTATTATTAGATAACTTTTCTACTATAACTAATTCAAACTTTGGTGCAGCAGATTTTAATGATAAAAAATTTATGGTAACAACTGTTCCTAACAGCACAACAATAACTATTACCATGCCATCAAATGAATCAGGATCCGGTGCAACAACATCGGGTGGCATCAGAGTACAACATTATTATCCTGTAGGACCGGCTGTACAAGCAAAAGGTTTTGGTTGGGGTTTAGGATCTTGGGGTGGAGAAGAAGTAGGAGCGTTCACTACAACGTTATCTGGTGCAATAAACTCTTCAACTACAACAGGTATTATATTAACTGATCCTTCTCAGTTTCCAAGTTCAGGTACAAACTTTGTGCAGATAGGGACTGAAGAAATATCTTATACAGGAATTAGTGCGTCTAACGAATTAACAGGTGTAACTAGAGATGTTAGAGGTACATCACCTTCATCTCACGGTGCTGGAGACACAGTAACAAATTCAAGTAATTATGTTGCATGGGGTGAAGCAGCATCTGGTGATTTAGTATTAGAACCAGGTATGTGGTCATTAGATAATTTTGGTGACAAGGCCATATGTTTAATACATGATAGTGCTGTGTTTGAATGGGATTCATCTTTATCAAACGCAACAGATACAAGAGCAACTATTATATCTGGTGCACCAACTGCATCAAGACATATGTTGGTATCTACGCCTGATAGACACTTAGTATTTTTTGGAACAGAAACAACTATTGGAGATACATCTACACAAGATGATATGTTTGTAAGATTCTCGGATCAAGAGGATATAAATACATATACACCTACAGCAATCAATACAGCTGGTACACAAAGACTGGCCGACGGATCACAGATTAGAGGAGCGATTAGAGGTAGAGATGCAATCTATGTTTGGACTGATACAGCATTATTTACACAACGTTTTGTTGGTCAACCTTTTACATTTGCGTTTGCACAAGTTGGGACTAATTGTGGACTTGTTGGACAAAACGCTTGTGTTGAAGTTGATGGTTCTGCGTATTGGATGTCAGA